TTCTTACTTATCACGGTAGTACATCTAATATAAATGAAGTAAAGACATGGGACCCTAGAGGTGTGCAATACTCAAGCCCAGCTAATATGTATGCTACTGGGTTTTATACTGGCGGACCTAAAACATCTAGATTCTTTGCATTACATTCAGGTGGGGGACCACAATTTGTGCCTGAATATGATTTAACAGGAAAACGTAATATAGGATTTGATATAAGAACAGGAAAAGACCTTACTGTTAGTCAGGGTGGTAACGTAATGCCTGTATATTTAAATTTAAAAAAGGTTCACGATTTATCAAACCCCTTTACTGATACAGCATTATTAGATGATGTATTAGCTATGGCAGAAAGTCCGGGGTTAGGTACTCCTTTAATACATAAAGTAAAAGGACTCGCATACATAATTGACCCAAGAGATGACTATGGTCGTAGTATCAATTCTCAAGAATTAATATCTAATTTTTGGAGAGCAGCAATAAATCCTGATACTGCAAGTGATTTAAAAATACATCAACAAGTAGATGATCTTATTAGAAAAAACATAAAAACTAATTCGGACTGGTGGGAATTTAGCGAACAAGCAGGAACATCAATGATGGGAGACCCCGGTACTTCTAAAGAATTATTAACTGATATCCTTCAAAACCACGGCTATGATGGACAAACCTTTATGTACAGGAACGAAAGAGCGTGGATTAGTTTGCCAGATGTAAATGAAGTAGAAAGTATTATTAGAGATACTCCTATGTATGGTTCCTATAGGGAAAGAGTAATCCCTTATGCAATGGGGCAAAGTAAAGATATATTCAATGTACCATCCTTAATACCAGAAAAGATGGAACAGTTTTATTCAAATAATCCTTTTAGGTAAGTGATATGCCAGCAAAGAAACGAGACAGATCATACAAGGGAACACGAGAACCAGAGCTTGTTAAAGCTAGACAGGATGCATTCATAGCAGCTTACGGAGAATGCGGTAGCATTCGTGCTGCATGTCAGGCATCTGAGGTTAGTAGGTCAGCTTATTATGGCTGGATGAACAACAATGTTCAGGGATTTAAAGAAAAGTTTGCTACGGCAAGAGATATGTTTAGGGAAATGCTACAAGATATTGCGGTAGAAAGAGTTAAGACACAAAAGCCTAACGATAATCCTGTACTACTTATAGCATTATTGAATGCACATTACCCGGAACTGTACAAAAAAGATGCACAGGTTACCAATGCAGGTAAAGAAATCATGGAAGAGTGGAAGAAATTCCTATCTGAAAACAATAAACCATCAAAAGAAAACCCCAAGATATCCGAAGTAGAACAACAGCAGAAGAATGCTATCGATGAAGTAGAAAAGATTCTTTCTAAAAAGAGAAACAATGACGACAGCTAATGTAGATATAACCGATTATTTATTCTCTAAGCTTGACTTTGAACCAACAGAAAAACAAATACCAATATTAGAAAGCAGAAAAAGATTCATACTGGTAGCTGGTGGTGAGCAAGCTGGAAAATCTATGGTAGCATCCAAGTATCTGGTATCCAGATTCCTAGAGAATGAGGAGCCCGGACTATACTGGCTTGTAGCTGCTGACTACGAAAGAACTCGTGCTGAGTTTGAATACTTAACACAGGACTTTGCCACACTTGGAATACTATCTGAGGTTACTAAACGAGTAGACCCCGGAAGAATTATCCTTGCCGATGGCACCAGAATAGAAACTAAGTCTGCTAAAGACCCACGAACACTGGCTATGAGAGCTCCCAATGGAATCATAGGATGTGAGGCTAGCCAGTTAGACCTAGAAAGTTTCCATAGACTTAGGGGTAGGTGTGCACCAAAGCGAGGGTGGATGTTCCTTGGTGGAACATTTGAAGGTTCGCTTGGCTGGTACCCACAACTATTCCAGTCATGGCAGCACGGATTAAATGATGAGCAATCCTTTTCCCTGCCCAGTTATTCCAATCAATACCTATATCCCGGTGGTAAAAGCGATCCAGAAATACTAAGGCTTAAGGCTGTAGCTTCAGATGAATTCTTTATGGAAAGAATTGAAGGTATACCTACACCGCCACAGGGGTTAGTGTTTGGTGAGTTCAGATCAGATATACATATCAGCGAAGATGCTGAATGGTCAGTAGGTGATCCTGTACATCTATGGATGGACCCCGGCTATGCAGGTGGTTATGCAGTTGAAGTCGTACAGGAAATCAATGGACAGATATGTGTAATTGATGAGATATATGAACAGGGATTAATAACCTCTGAGATTATAGAGATAGCACAGTCAAGACCGTGGTGGAAAGATGTTAACAGTGGGGTTATTGACGTTGCTGGATATCAACATCAGGCTATGTCTGCCCCGGCTGAGATATGGTTAGAACAGACTGGTATATATCTATCCGCCCAAAAGGTACAAATCAATGAAGGAACCGAAAGATTAAAATCTTTTTTAAAGCCTGACCCTATAACAAATACACCAAAGATTCTTTTTAATCCTAAATGCAGGGGAATACTATCTGAGTTTGGTGTTGAGCCAAATCCGTTTGATGGACAGACCAGAGCCTATCGTTGGAAGACTGACCGCAGTGGTAATATAGTGGGGGAAACTCCAGATGATAAATATAACCACGGAATCAAATCTGTTATATATGGTCTTGTGGATAGATTTGGTTATGGTCACCTACGAAATAACTCTTTCATTAAAGTAAAGAGGTGGTAAATGGCTCGCAGAAAAGTAGAAGATATTATTAGTCTTGTTGAATCTCATTATGATTCAACAGAACCTTTAAGACAACGAATGGATGAAGACCATAATCTTTACAGATTAGCTCCTTATGATGCAGGAGATGGTTACCAAAGCTACACATCCAATGAGCCCCAGACTTATGCAGATAAAATTATCTCTTGGATGTCTGGTGCAGATGTAGTTATTCGTATACCACCAAATGGTAACCCACGAAACTCAAGAGAAAAGAATAACGATAAAGAAAGATTTGTTATTGGTGCTTTAAAGTCAGCTGATGAAAGATTAATCAATAGATTAAATCCTGACCTAAAGAGTCAACTTAGTTGGTATATTACTTTGCGAGGCTGGTATGCAGGTCGTGCTTTACTTGTTAAAAGCTCTGATGATACTACCCATATTGATATCACTCCTTGGGACCCTATGCACACTTATTGGGGAACCGACTCCGATGGGTTAGCTTGGGCTTGCTACAAGGTTAAAAAGACAAGACATGAAATAGAAACACAATACCGTGTAAAGCTAGGCGATGAAAGAATAGATGAAGATGGTATTGATGTATATGACTTCTATGACAGAGAGGATAACTTTGTTGCTATTCCTCATAGGTTTATAAAGAGAAGAACAAAGCATGGCAGTGATGAGGTTCCAGTATTTCTTGGACCTGTTGGTGCTAACCCATTAGTGCAATCACTTGAATGGTCTTCAATAGAAGATACTGTTCAGGATTATGGTGAGTCAGTATTTAAATCTACAAGAGACCTTTACGATAACCATAACTTTATGATGAGTGTCATGCTTGAGCTGACTGCTAGATCACGTAAGCAAGGAATAAAGATAACTTCAAGAGATGGGCAGAAGACACTTGAAGAAGACCCATACAAAGAAGGAACTGAAATATCTTTAGCTACAGGTGAGAATATTGAGCCTCTTGGGCTACTCGAAGTTGCACGAGAGACTGGTGCATTTATGGGATTGGTCTCAGGAGAAATGCAGCGAGGGTCAATACCTCATTCCGTATACGGACAATTAGAATTTCAACTATCTGGTTTTGCTATTAATACTTTAAGGCAAGGTGTTGAAAGCATGTTGTCTCCAAGGGTAATCTCACTAGAGAATGCATACAGACAAATATGTAATCTGATTTGTGATCAATACTCTTCTGGTGCGTTTAGTGCTATGGAGTTATCGGGAAGAGATAACAATCGAATGTATTTCTCTGAGAAGATAACTCCAGATACTGTAAAAGATGGTGGCGATTGTGAAATATCAATAGTTCCAAGACTGCCACAGGACGATATGTCGAAGTACTCAATGGCTCAAATCGCCCGAGAGGGACAGACTCCATTGATGCCAGACCTATGGATCAGAGACAATATTCTTGGCATTCAAGACTCAGATCAAATGGACGACTCTATCAAGGAACAGATAGCAGAACGTACCTTGCCAGAGGCAGGGCTATGGACCTTATATCAGTCTGCTCTACGTCAGGGCAGAGAAGACCTAGCACAGTTCTATGCTGGGGAGCTGACAGCACTACTGTTGAGTAAGGCTAAGATGTTGTCCGATAATCTTGGTGGTGGGGTACCACCGGGTCCATCCCCCGGTGCACTGCCTCCAGTGCCACAGGGTGCTCCACCACAAGGACCACCTAATATGGTTCCACCCCAAGTGGCACCACCAGCTATGCAGGGAGTTCCACCACCTGTGCCAACACCACAGGGTGGACCAAATGTTCCTCCGGGTCAACCAAGACCGGGAGCTCAGCAAGATGTAGAACGATTAAGAAGACTTGGACTAGTAGGACCGGGAGGATAATATGGGCTTATTTGACCAGTTCAATATACCTGAAATGTTCGGTATGATACCGGGCTTGGTTTCAGGTGGCATAACTGAAGGACAAGACTTATTAAGTATATCTGACAATGGAAGGCTTTCTGCTGAAAATGCATCCTTTATGAGTGATCCGTTTGGAGAAGATAACAATACCTACGATATGATCATGGGTGAAACTGGTGACCCTTTAGCTGCACAAGAAGCAACTGAAAATCAAATTGTCAGTATGTTAATGGAAGATTTAATGGGGAGTGATCCTAGGAATCAAGGATATTCTTCTGATCCTAAAATGGTAGCAGCTACCGATACAATATCTAGCCTAGAAGCTTTTGGTCTTTTACCAAAAGATACAGTTAGTAGTGTTGCAGCTTCTTATGGTGTTCCTCAAGGTCCATTACAAACTGTTGTAGACCAAAGAGATCAGGCTAAACAAAGCTGGAAAGATTCAGCAATAGATGAAAACTATCTTGGTTTAGGAATGCCTGAAGCTATGCTTACTCCTGAAGAAGTAGTTATTAGCGACACATCTAAGCAGGGTAAGTTAAATGATTATATTAGGGAGCAAATTGGGAATGTACAGGATAGTGCACCTCAAGATGTTGGTATAAATGACCCAGCTGTTGCAGCTGCATTGCTACAAATACAGGAAGTGTTTAGCGATAACTATACCTACCCATCGGTAGAATCATTTGGTGACCAGTACTTTCTATCTCGTATTAACGAAGTTCTAGATAACTACAATGTTAACGCTAATGCTAATGAAGTCCTTGCTGGATGGGGAGCAAACCCTAGGTTTGAAGCACCTGTTACGGAAACTACTGATACTACACAAACAACTCAAACAACTGAAACTACTCAGCCAACTGGGATAATACCAATAGATTCTCCTGAGTATCTATCTGTATATCGTCAGATACAAAACGGAGAGATAGATTACTTTAGCCAGAATAATATAGGCGGTTTATTTGTTGATGATAATAAAACTGTATTTAACCTAGATAATAATGGACTTGATCTTTACAGAGTAGGTCAGATGCAACCTGCTGGCGAGTCAGGTGGAATTGAATACTATAGCTTTGGTAATGAGACATGGGAATACAATCCTGCTGGTAGAGCAGGAATGCCTTGGTCTCCAGTTCAAACCCAACCTACAGGTACTGCAATGGCAGAAACAGGAATACCCGGATTTCAGATAGCCCCACCTTCGTTAGCAGCAACATGGTCACCAGAAGAAACATGGGAAGCTATGAGAGTTAGTCAGATGGGAGATGATATATACAACCCTGTTATGTGGGGAGCAAGAAATGTGGGATTAGCACCAGCTAAAGGTCAATACCTTTTGTCAGGTGCCAATCAACCATTTGCAGATTTTTTACCCACAGCACAGGGATTAGATATGAGCAACTTATGGGGC